TCCGCAACTTGAGAGTACCAGCACTGATAGCGGCATCACGCTTCGCAATCTGAATCTTTGCATTGTTTTCCACCTTCAATAATTGTGTTGTTTGCTTGTTTACAGCTTGAACTAAGGCTTGTTCCTTCTCCCTAGCAATGGCATTCAAAGAGGCTATTTCAGCCTGTTGACGAGCATTCTCATCCTCGCCGCCCTTGTAATAACCACCGCCAGCAGCAGACAAAACCGCCATCAGGATGCCCAAAAGCACCCAAGGATTGAACAGGCTCATCCTTCAGCCTTACCGCGTACATACGCTTGAGCAGCCATAAACGCCACCACAATGGTTCCCATTGCCGCACAGTAGGTAGTAGTCAGTCCACTTAGAGCATTGACCTTTTCCAAGGTAACAAGGCTAGATGCCATAAAAGCAATCAAGGCAGGAGGCGCACCAAGTGCCGCCCAAGCCATAACTCTCTGTTGGTCAGCCATCTTGTCCATGTTTTCAATGGTAATCATGCGCTCAGACCTTGCCAACTCAGCGTCAGTGACTACGCCATCGTGGTCAGTGTCAAACTGGTTATAGGCTGAATCTTTTTCAAGTTGCTTTGTCACTTTTTTCCCTTTCAAGTTGTTTAATCAGCTTTTGCACTTTTTCCTGCTGTTGTTTAGCTTCATGCTTGGCTTGCAAAACATCTATGTATAGCATACCCAAAATAGGCAACAACACTATTACAAGCAAACAAGCAGCAATCCATCCCACTACGCTCTCCCAATCTTGCTTAAGAGCCCTACGATCAGCCAAAGGTACAGGAGGAAAAGAGTAGTCGCTATTAGGTACGCTACCTTTTCGTTTGAAAGACGTTCCTGTTCCTTTCGTAGCCATACATCCGCGTCTCTTTTCTTTCTAGCCTTTTCCTGTTCACCCTCAATCACATCTTTCATTTCATGCACGGCACTAAAAAGAGCCCCCATTTCTTTAGGAGACTGATATGTCATCGTCTCTCTTATAGTCACTTCGAGCGCAGCCATTTCTTGTTGAGCCATAACACGCTTTAATGCGGCTTCCATCAAATTTTGGTCAGGGTCATAAACGCTCTTGCTTTTTTCTTCTTCTTCCCTAATGTGTGTGGCTAATTGCTCTTGTAGTTTGAAAAATTCAGTTAAGTTTTTGACGATGTCAATTTTGACTTGAGTTTCGTCAACTGCAACGTAATCAGATTTTTTACTTTTGCCAACAGGCTTTGCAGCTTGAGGCTTTGTCTTGCTACCAAAGAACCCAAGTAGCTGATTCCAGAAGCCATGAAGTTCTTTACCAATGGCAACAACTTCTTCACCAGTTCGCTTAATCTCAACGAAAGACTCTTTAGCTTGCTTATAGAGTTCACAACCAGCTTGGATGTTTTTGACCAAGCCAGCCGCAAGGAGGCATATAGAGATTGGATCAATTTCAGTCTCCTATTGGGTTGAGAACAAGCCTGCTGCATTTTGGATGTTTGGTGCTGCTGTACCAGACATAACACCAATAGAAGATGGACTCAAAATAGTCCTGCCTAAAGCTGGTAAAAGTTCTGGAACATCTTTACTGATTACATCGTAAAGACTGCGACCAGCTAACTCTTTCCCAATTTTTTGTAACTTCTTAGGGTCTGTTGCTGTCAAAATTCTAACCATTTCAGTGGCAACAGCCCTAGTTTGTTCATCACCTAAGTTCGCATAGTCTCTTTGCAAGGCTTTAGTAAGAATGCCTTGGATACTCATAACAGGCATTTCTCTCATGGCTTTACCGCCAGCACGAACATCTTGAATTGCTTGAGTTCGTTCAGCAGTTTGCGACCCTTGCAATACTTGCTTTGAAGTGCTTTTCATCTCAACTTCAGTCTTCAAGTTTTTCATAAATTGACTAAAAGATTTATCCCCAGCTTCATCTTTCGGAAAAGTCTCTCTGATTATTCTTAAATTCTTTGGGTTGTTGATAATCTTCAATGCTGGATTTCCAGTTGCACCAACAACAGTATCAGCAGTTTGCGCCCCACCCATTCTGTCTAGAAGATTTTGCATAGTCCCAAGACGCAAACCTTCAAGTTCTGATCTGGTCATTGTCTTCATGTCATTTAGCAATACGTCAACATCTTTAGGGCTTTTGTTGAAGACTGTCCTACCTTCTTCCATAGCATCCATGACTGCTGTATCAGATGCCCACACACGCCTTGCATTTTTGTATGTGCCATTAGATGAATCTAACAAATCAAGAAACTTTGATCTGGTATCTTTAAAGGCATTAAGTTGGGTTGACCCAATTCCACTTGTTGGACTTTTACCAGTAAAAATACCATCATCCAAACCCATCTTTACATAATGCAAAAAAGTTGTGTTTATGCTTGTTACTGGATTTCCATTTGATGTAACAAGTTTTCCATTTACTACTTGTACATCAGGTAATTTAACTCCTTGTTCTTTGGCTAATTCTTGCGCTCTGACAAAAGCATTTTTAATACTTGGTCTATCCATTAAAGCAACTAAATCAGGTGTTACAGGCACATCTTTTTTTAACGCTCTATCATATAAAGCCCCACCAAGTTGAGAACGTGCTTGTTTAAGAGCATTGAACTCATCAAAGAATGCGGCTTTTGAACCAAAAGCAACTTGCAAGTCTGTTGTCAATCGTGCCAACATACCTTTATCACGATTGGTTATAAATTCATTTGCTTCTTTTTTACCGACACTAGGTATGGTGTTAGCAGCATCTAAATATGCCCTAGTATTTGCGCCTATATCTGCTAGAGCATAAGGCTTGGTCTTACCCTGACGATCTAAAACAAATTTAATAGCCTCATCAACTCCACCAACATCAGACACTAATGCTTGTTTGATTAGCGACCTAGCTTCATCAGTGCCTAGTTTTTTTGGGTTATCAAATATAGACTTCACAACACCACGATAAACAGTGCCAGCACCCATACCTACAACTTTGGTAATTGGAAGCATCACCAATGCTGTAGCCGCACCTGTCGCACCAGTTTTCATAGATTCTGGGCTAAACAATTCAGCTTCAGATTCACCAAGTCCAGCAGTAAAAGCAGCAGCAGTAGTTACCCCTACTTGTGCTGGTAATGAAGTTATTGGTTTTTTGGTAAGAAACGCTGGTGTAGCTGCGCCAGCAATATTAGCCGCAACTGATTTAACAGGGTTCTCTTTACTGTATTCTTCTAAGCCAATTCTCTCTAGCGCAACTCCAACATCTGATGGTGATGGTGCTGGCTGATCTGGTGAAGCCATGCCAACCTGTTTAGCAACATTAGCTGGCGCAGGGCTTAAAAAGGATTTGATTGAGCCAATTGCATTCTCAGAAAAATTTAATGATAACCCTTGCAAAAATTGACCAACGCCTTGAGTAGTCCAACTTTTTGTATCAAGTTGGTCTAGCATTTTTTGCCCATCAGCAGTTAACTTGCCCTCATCTTTGGCAATCATTAACTCATCACGCAAGTCTAAAATCTGGTCTTTAAGAGATGACATTTTTATTCCTTTATGGTGTAGTCAAACCGCCACGATTAGTAGTCTCACGGGCATTAGAACGACCTGAACCTCTTTGTGGTGTTGAGCCAAGTGCGTTAAATTGTTCTCTCAATTGACTTGCTGCTGGTGCATATAAAGGGCTGCTTTGTGTGTATGTATCAAAGTCAGAGTTAAATTGCACAAATGCTTCAGTAGGATTTGTGGTTGTCAATCTACTATTTTGAGACAACCAAGTATTTGTGAATCTTGCCAAATCTTGGTCACGCTCACCTTTTAACCTCAAGGCAGACAACATCAACTTATTACCAGCAACTGTTTTTGATAGGCTAGGTGAACCAGTGTTGATGAACTTCAAATCAGTATCAGTTGGATTAACACCAAGCTGTTTAACTTGTGGTAAGACTAAGTTAGTTGCAATAGACTGCAATGCTTCTTGTCCAGCCAATCCTTTGACATTAAAGTCAGGGTTAAAGACTTGACCAACCTTGCCAACTTGCAGCATTGTTTCTTGACCGAATCCAGTTTTTACACCTTCATCTAACAATATTTGCATACTGTCAACAGCACCCAAAATCGGACTAGCTAATCTTCCAGACTTAATGTTTGATGTAATAGTCTCTGTTAAGTTTTCGCCAAAACCTTTTTGCATTTGATTTTGAACAGATATGTTTGTTACTGGTCTTTCGGTTAGTCTTGTTTCTTTTGCTTTTTGGGCAACCGCATCAAGTCCAGCCCGACCATAGGTATTGAAAATCTTTATAGGGTCATTTGTTTGATATAAATCAAGAGCCGCATTTGATTCTGCGCCTGTAAATGGAATTGGTTTTGCAGCACCAGTTAAAAGTGGTTTGAATGGTTGATTAGGCAATGTAGGCTTTTGGTAGATTGTTTCGCCTTCTTTAGCCGTGATGGTTTCAGGTGCAATTGATTTAAGTGCTGCACGACCTTGCGGGAAAGACTGCAATCTTGATACAACATCTTGATTTAGAGTGCCATCTGGCTTCTGTAATTGACCAAGCAATTCATTGGCTAAATTTGTAAGTCCACGCTCTTGCATACCCATACCACGCTGAGTAAGAGAATCAGTTATTTGCAAATCTAGCAACTGGTCTTGTTGAGTCTGACGCTTCAAACCTTGAGCCTGTTCCTTAACCTTCATCATCTCATTACGCAACAGATAAGCAGCTTCTTGGTCACCACCCCGTAATGCAGCTTCAATGGCTTGAGAATACGAATCAGGGTTGCTAGGGTCAATCATCCCAATCAATTGCTGACGCTGACTAATCTTTTGAAGCTGTGGGTCTTGACCACCCAAAGCACCGCCAATAGTTCCAGCTAACTGTTGACCAGCACGATAAACCCCATAGTTAGCCCTAGCCATTGGGTCAAGATTTGCATATTGAATAGCTTGAGCCTGTTGCGCTTGCTGTTGAGCAAGTTTGTACTGCTCTGGAGTAGTAAAAAGTCCTGCGATGTCTGATGCCATGATTATTCCTTAGTAGTAGCCAGAAGATTGATTGTTTACAGGAATGTTTGCTTGGTACGAATCAGTAAAAGTAGTCCCTCGACTTGGCGTACCAAAATAATTTTGTAATCCAGCATTAAATTGTGGACTGTTAGCAAATGCGTTATACAAACCAGCAGTAGGACTAAAGCCTTGACCTTGTTGTTGAGTTAGTGCGGCACTTAATCCACCTCTGAGCAAACTATTACCAACATTAGCACCAGCAGTAGAAGCCTTACCCCCTAACTCTGAGCCTAATCTTAATGATTCTTGACCAAGCCCTTCAATTCCTTGACCAGCACCCAAATAGGCTGAGAATGGACTCAATGCGCCAACCTGACCAGCTTGATACTGACCCAATATATTTGCACCAGTGCCAAACAAACCAGCACCAAAAGCTGTACGACCCTGCTCCATAGCCTGTTGACGAGCCAACAAGTCTGCACCAAAGCCGTAACGACCTTGTTCCAATGCTTGCTGTTGGGCTGTGAATTGTGAACCCAAGCCCAGACGTTGTGCCTCTTGTGATTGCAGTTGACCCAAAATGTTTGTACCAAAACCAATCTGTCCTTGACCTAACGCCTGTCCTTGACCTAATAGACTTGAGCCAAACGCAACATTCTGTTGTCCAGCTTGTTGGGCTTGAGCAGCTAATCCTGCATCTTGTTGAGCCATAGCGTTGTAGTAGGCTTCTAACTCAGGGCTAGAAGCACCCAATCCTGCCCCGCCACTTGGTCTTGTCCCCGTAGCACCTACAGATAACCCACTACGACCTGTTTGAAACAACTGGTTCTGCAACTGAGCCATCTGACGTTCACGGCTAGGAGCAAGCAAATCTTGTTGCTGTTGCATATATCTAGCCGCAACATCTTGAGGAGACTGACCAACATACTGTTGACCCAACGAGGTAAGTGCTTGAGCGCCCGCTGATGGAG